CTTGCACTTGGAATGGATCAGGAACAGGAACGGGTAGGTTGAGATATTTAAGTTTCTTTGCAAGCCACGAACTTCAAAGTACAGATTATTTTACAAATCACAATACTATGCTTTTAGGAGAAGATAGATGACAACAGTAACAGACTATGATAGAGTTCTTACAATAGATCCTGAACAAAATGGGAAAATAGTTGGAATTGCAATAGCAGTTGGAGAGTACCCAGCTGAAGGATTTAATGAAGATCAAAGTCTTTTTACAATTTATATTGCTGAACACAATTTTCCAGAAGTAGAATGTAAAGACCATCATTACTTTATGACAAACTATTGGTTTAATTTAACAGATCATACATTTGTAAAAGTTGAATCAGAGCAACCAAATGAACATGCCGTTTATGATCCTCTCACAAAAACATGGATCTGGGATTCTGCCTTGGTGCTTATGGATATTCGAAGAAAAAGAGACTCTTTACTAACAAGATCAGATTGGACACAGCTTGGAGATAATGTTCTCACAGACCAACAGAAAGCAGATGCAAGAAACTATAGAATCAAACTAAGAGATGTAACCAATGGATTAAATAATCCTGTAACTGCGGATGCAATTGACTGGCCAACCCCTCCAGACTTTCTTCAGTAACATAATCAAATATTCATATATTCACAGAATTTTAACACAGAAATATACTACTTGACATTACAGCTCTTTTTTGATATAATACTTCTCGAAATCAAGGTGATTTCAAAGATTCACAAAAAGGAGAAAATCGTGAGAGTGTTTTTAGCAATGTGTTTATTTATGCCGTTGACAATG